AATAAACTATTATTAAATAATAGAGATAAATCAATAACTGAAGAAGAGTTTATTAAACTATGGAATAATAGTGGTGTCACGCTTACAGCGTTACATAAAACTCTTCAGCTTTTAAATAAAGAAATTAGCAGCGTTAAACAAGACGATTTTGATTGTCCTAACCATTATGCTAAGCTTGCTTACAATTTAGGCAAACTTAAGATGATTGAGACAATTACTAATATGCTTCCAGACTCAGCAAAAATGTGACGTTTTTTAAAATACGTCCTCTAAGACAACACTTTTTAGGAGAACTGCATGACCGATGCAACAATTTTTAGCGGTGGTGGCGACAATCCCCCTGCAAACCATGCACCAGCGACAACTGATGCGAATCTTTTCACTGCACTTGTGGGTGAAAATCAAAAATACAAAACACCAGAAGACTTGGCTAAAGCCTATTCTAATGCTGACCAGTTTATCGAACAACTCAAAGAGGAAAATCGTAAACTACGTGAGCAGACAGCAGCAGCTAAGACTATTGATGATGTTTTGGAACGTATGTCAAAACAAGGTAGTGCACCAGCGGACGACAATCCTCCTGTTCAGGGGTTTAAACCTGAAGATGTGCAACAGCTTGTAGAGAAGACGTTAGAGGGCCGTGAAACAGCTAACAAACGAAATAATAACCTACTCAAAGCTGACTCTCTTATGAAAGAGAAGTTTGGCAGTAAGGCAGAAGAGATGTTCAAGCAACGTGCTTCTACCCCTGAGAAAGCTAAGATTTTGATGGAATTAGCTGCTACTGACCCTGCCGAGTTTGTTTCATTATTTGCAGGTGCTCCCGCTAGTGCTGGCAATACAATGGATACAGGCTCAGTAAATACAACTTCTGTACCTTCTTCTGGAGGAAATCGGGCTACTATTGAAGGAACTAAGGAGTGGGCTGCTAAAGTTCGCAAAGAGAATCCTACACAATATTGGTCACAAGACTTTCAGTATAAGTTACAACAAACTGTTTCTAAAAACCCCTCCCTATATTTTGGGACTTAAGGAGATTTAAATGGCTGGTATTGATTACGCAAAGGTTAATGAACATCTAGTTCGCACGGAACTCTGGTCTTCAGAACTAAAAGATATTTTACAAGAACAACTAATGGGCACGAAGTATGTTCGTATGCTCAACGGTTTCCCTGATGGTAACCAGTTTACCATTCCTTCCATTGGCGAACTCCCAATGCGTGAAGTTGCTGAGAACACTCCAGTAACTTATGACGCAATGGATACTGGTGAATTCACTTTCTCCATTGATCGTTACGTGGAAGCTGCTACCTTCATCACAGATAAGGCTAAGCAAGACTCTTTCTACGCACAGCAACTCATTGGTATGTTCCCATCCAAGATGCGCCGTGCTTTGGACGAGAACTTAGAAAGCTCTGTATTCTCATTGGCTAACACTCAAACTGTCAACGATGCTAATACAATTAATGGTGCTGCACACCGTTTCGTGGCTTCTGGTGGTAGCAATACTGTACTATCTCTTGATGACTTTTCTAAGGCCAAATACGCCCTAGACAAAGCACAAGCTGGTGGCACTCGTGTTGCCATTATTGATGCATCACAAGAGTATGTGTTCAACAACTTAGTTGGCGCACAAGCCTTCACTAACAACCCCCAATTCGGTGGTATTGTTAACGGCGGTTTCGTGAACGAAGTTACTGGTATGCGTTTCATTCGTAGCATCTTTGGCTTCGATGTGTACGTGTCCAACTTCTTAGCAACTCCTACTGATACATCTATCAGCAGCGTTAACGTCCCTGCATCACCTGTTACTAACATCTTTATGTCTGTTGGTGGTGATTTAACTCCATTCGTTGGTGCTTACCGTCAAATGCCTCGTGTTGAATATGAGCGCAACAAAGACTTACGCCGTGACGAGTATGTGATGAACGCACGTTTTGGCCTCAAACTCTATCGTCCTGAGTGCCTAGTGTCTGTTATCTCTAAGTCCACTATCTAAGTTCTCGGAGGGGCTAGTCCCCTCCTCGTTGAAAGGAATATCAAATGACTCGTAAATCTACATGGACTAACGCCGATGGCCTAGTCGTTGGTTTTGGCCCTAACCTTCCAGAACGTAACGTTGCTGGTGTGTTGGAAACTGATGGTGTTGTTAAGGAAGCTCGCTTAGCTATTACTCACCTATCTTCTGGTGCAAACATTGACCTACCTGCTGGCTCTGTTGTGTTGGAAGTTGTGATGAAAGTTGGCACTGCTTGGGCTGGTGGCACTGACGTGCAACTAGGTGATGGCTCTGATGCTGACGGTTGGATTTCATCTACCCAAGGCGCTGTAGCTAACCTAACTGCTGGTGCAACCATTCGTGCTGCTGGTGCTTATGCTATCGGTGATGCCGCTACTAACCGTGGTTTAGGCAAAGTGTACGCTTCTGCTGACACTCTAGATGTTGCATTTACTGGCACATTCACTGCTGGTACTGCTGACATTTTTGTTCGTTACATCTAAGTAACTTTTGAAGAGGGGTTCCCTGCATAGCGGGGTTCCTCTCTTTTCTTTTGGAGACTCTTGTGGCAACTATTCAACATAGAGATATTACTGGCGATAACATCCATGAGCCAAAGGGTGCATCCACTGCTTTAAATGGACAAGTATATCGTGCAGATGGTACAGGTAGTGGAGACTGGATGTTCCCTGCTGGTCATGCTTATGGTGAAATATACATTGCGGCTGGTGTTACAGCACAAACCTTACCAGCATCAAGTGCGACAGCAAAATTAAATCCCACTGGCGAGTGGACTACAAACGGTAGTGCAAACGTAACTCAAAGTGCTGCTAACGGCACAATCACTGTTTTGCAAGCTGGTGAATACCAATTAAACTTCTGGATTACATTTACAACTGCTGCTATTTCTTCTGGTGCTAAATATAATTTTCATTACGCCGTAAACGGTACAGCCGCTGCTCGTAAAATCATTGTGGTTAAAACATCAAACGGTGTAGATACTTTGCATTGCTCTGGTAGTGGCTATGCAGCGTTAGCTGCTAACGATGTTATTTCAATGTACGTAGGTGGTGATGGTACATCTTCTTCTACAGCAATTACCCCACTAGAAGCTGGTTTTAGCTTGTCTCTAATTGACCCAACTTAAGGAGTTGACATGGCTAAACTAACACTTCTAGACATGACGCAGAACATTCTTTCTGCATTAGATAGTGACCCCGTAGATTCTATTGACGAAACTGTAGAGAGTGTGCAAGTAGCTGAACTCATTAAAGAGGCTTTCCAAGACTTAATGAGTCAACGTGAATGGCCTTTTTTATTTACTCTATCTCAACTACAAGCACTAGGTGATACTAGTAATCCCACTAAGATGAAGATTCCAGATAGCTGGAATAAGATTAAGTGGCTTAAATATAACAAACAAGAAGTTACCTATCTACCGCCAGAAGAATTTAAACACATGGTAGATACTCGTACTGCAACAGCTAACGTAGTAGATAGTAATGGCTACATTATTAATCGTGACCCTGTTTATTGGACTAGTTATGACGATGTTTATATTCATTTTGACGGATATAAACAATCTGTAGAAAGTAGTTTACAGGCATCTAAGAGTGTTGCGTATGCAGCATTAACTCCTGAGTGGACACACTCCGATAGTTTTATTCCAGACATTCCAGAAAAGTTTTTCCCAACTTTATTGGCTGAAGCAAAGAGTCAGGCGTTTGTTAACTTGAAACAAACTAGTAATGCCCGAGAAGAACGTAAAGCTCAGCGTGGTAGAGTCATTATGCGTAACGAAGCTTGGAAAAATGAGAATGGTGAAATTAAATACAACTCAAAGGTAAATTATGGCAGACGATAAAAGTACATATGACAAAGTAATGGAAAAGCACCAAGCTAAGAAAGAAGCTGCTAAAGAGCGTAAAGAAGAGCGTGTTGAATCTGGTATTGTCAATAAGCTAGTCATTGAGCGTACCCCTATGGGTTTGTATAGCTGCCGCTATTCTATGCGTGGTCAAGTCCCTGATGAACTAAAAGGTTTGTTTACACGTAAAGATCGTATCTTAGCAATTTGCACACAACGTTCTATTGAGGTGGCAGATGAAGAAGCGACCGCTTAAAGAAGATGCTATGCAGCGTCAAGTTCGCCTTACTAAACTAGCTGAAGCTGGTGAGAGGGCTAAAAAAGAACTTGGTGTTAAAGAACAACCCCAAGAAGACGTTAATCGTCATAAATGGAAAGGTAGTATGTAATGGCTGCTCAAGCATCGGTAAAGGATAGTTTTACGTTTGTCGGCGGTTTAAACACCGAAGGCGGCTATTTCATTACTCCTGAAGAAAGTTGGAAAGAAGGCGTAAACGTAGTACCTAACACCGATGGTCACATTTCTCGCCGTAACGGTATTGACTATGAAGACTTATACCAATTATATGATAGTCAAATTACGGCTGGTAACAAAAACTTGTGGGCATTCACTGTAGGTACTTGGAGTTCGGTTGCTGGTAATGGCAACCTTAACTTTTTCGTAACTCAAATTGGTTACACCTTACATTTTTACGAAGGTAGTACAGGAAGTGTTAGTGCTGCTAAAAAGTCATTCACTGTTGACTTACGCACATACAAAGCCAGTGGTAATCCTGAAGTAGATGGTACAGCGGTTGCTAGCTTTGCATCTACTTATGGTCGCCTCATCGTTACTACAGGTAACACTGACCCTATTCTAATTGAATACGCACCGACTACAGACACCATTACGGTATCTCTAATTACCGTTCGTATGCGTGATTTTGAAGGATTCCCAAGTCCCTACGTTGTGGAACGGGAATTAACCCAATCACAATGGGGTGACTTCTACAACAAAGCTTTGTACAACTTGTATAACCAAGGTTGGACAGACACACAAATTAACGCATATAAGTCTGCTAACAGTAATAAACTTCCAGCTAATACAAAGACATGGATTAACGGTAAAGACACTAATGATGACTTTAGTGCAACAGTATTAAATAAAATTGACTTTGGTACATCTCCTGCACCTAAGGGTCGATACATTTTAAATGCGTTTTATAAAGATCGTGAAAGCATTATAGAAAGTATTTACTATCGTCCTAAAGTTTGTTCGTTCTTTGCAGGGCGAGTATGGTACTCAGGTGTAGGTGCTGACAAACAACTAGGTACTGTATACTTCAGTCAAGTGTTGGATGATATTAGTAAGGTCGGTAATTGTTTTCAAAACAATGACCCTACTTCTGAAATCTTTAGTGACTTGCAAGATAGTGATGGTGGTGTAATTCAAATCCCTGATGCTGGTGACATTATCTCATTACAACCTTTAGGTAGGGGTATTGCTGTTCTTGCTACTAACGGTGTGTGGTTTATTTCTGGTATTGATAGTGGCTTCACTGCTGCTAACTATGCTGTTGAGCGTGTTACTAACGTTGGCTGTACTAGTGCTAAAAGTGTAGTGGCTGTTGAAGACAGCTTGTTATATTTTAGTAACACTGGTATTTACACTATAAGTCCCGGTACTACAGGCTCAGAGTTTTCAGCTAAAAACGTTAGCGATAAGAACATTAAAACATTCTATCAAGACATTCCAACTATTAATAAGTTGTTTGCTGAAGGCAGTTATAACGCTAGTAATAAAACTGTATATTGGTTATACAGTACATCTACTACTACTAACACTAGTGAGGGTAGATATAACAAAGATAGCGTATTAGCTTTAGATTTACGTTTAGGTAGTTGGTATTGGTTTGGATTTGATACTTCATTGGGTGTCATTCCTGTTTCGTTAGAATCTACTAAAGAAACTACTGCACTAGAACTTGACTTTGAAGTTGTTGTAGGGACTGACGAAGTACGGGCGGGTACTAACGATGTTGAAGCTACCATACCTGTGTTAAACGGCACACAGCAACAGTTTAAGTTTATGGTGTTGCATCCAGTTACTAATAACAATTATTCCGTAACGTTTGCTGACTTAGCTAATACTCGTAGTAGTGCTACAAAATTTAAAGATTGGTACTCCTACAACACTGCTGGTGTTGAGAAGCAAGCATACGCATTAACAGGGTATAACATGGGTGGTAATGGCCCTGCACGACAGAAGACTGGTGCATACCTAACTGTGTTTATGAAACGCACTGAAACTGCATTTGATGGTAGCGCTAATCCTGTAAACCCCAGTAGCTGCAAGTTGCAAGTACGCTGGGACTTTACTGATAATAGTAACACTGGTAAGTGGCAAGATGAAGTGCAAGTGTATAAACAACCACGACCATTCCTTGCTGCACCTAACACAGACTTTGATGATGGTTATCCGCTAGTCATTAGTAAGAACAAACTGCGTGGACGAGGTAAGGCTGTACAGTTTAGATTTGCTAGTGAAAACGGATATGACATGCAAATTGTAGGTTGGACAGGTACATTCGTAGGTAACAGTAATGTTTAACATTCGACAAGCAACGTTAGATGATTTACCACAATTGCTAGACATGGGTGAGAGGTTTGTTAATCACTACGGACACTTTAGTTTTGACGCACCTACAGTGTTATCTATGTTAGTAAACTTAGTTCAACATCATCACGTTATTGTTGCAGAAGAAGACGGTGTGTTATTCGGTATGATTGGTGCTATGGTTATACCTAACATGTGGAATAAAAACGACCTTCTGTTTCAAGAATTGTTTTGGTGGGTAAACGAAGATCACCGTGATGGAAGTGCTGGTATTAGACTACTATTAGCAATGCATAAACAAGCACCAGTAGGTGCTAAAAAAGTATTATCTGTATTACCTAATACAAACTTTAAAGATAAAACATTAGCTAAACTTGGTTATAAATTAACTGAGATGGCTTACGCAAAGGAGTAATTATGGCTGTATTTACCGCAATTGGTACTGCATTAGGGTTTGCTGGTACGGCTGCTACCGTTGTTGGCGTAGGTGCTACCGCCGCTACAGTGGGTACAGTGGCTAGTGCTGTAGCACAAAACAAAGCTGCTAAAGCATCTGAATCTGCTGCTGCCACTGCTAGACAACAATATGCTGCTGAAGAAAAACGTGCTGAAGTACAGAACGTACGTGCAGTACGTGCACAAGTTAGACAGACACGCCTATCTCAAGCCGCTATGATTAACCAAGCTGCGTTAACTGGAGGTATGGGTGGTAGTGGTGTGTCTGGTGGTGTATCTTCTGCTGGTAGCCAACTATCAGGCAACTTAGGTTACATGAAAGAGGTTGCCAACTTAAATACAACTATTGGTGGCTTTGCAGCTACTTACTCTGGTCAAATGGCACAAGCCTCCATTCAAGGTAGCAAGGCAGCTATGTATGGTTCTATTGGTAGTTTAGGTAGCACTATCTTCAGTGCTGGAATGAAAATGGGATAAGGACAATAATGACAGACCCTACTATTTACGAAGACGGTGAGACACCTGAAGAACAAGCCTTGTATACAGCGGAGGATATGACTCCTCCTGTTGATACTAGTAAGGGTAAATATCCTATTGTTCGTACACTAGGAGCCATTGCCACTGGTAAACCAGAAGCTGAAGAGGAAGTAAACTTTAATAATTATGTAGATAGTAAGTGGCGTGAGACAGTTCCTGAGAGCAATAACATTGACAGGAATGTAGCTATTAACGCCGCCACTAACGGGGAAGTTAGTGTATTCCAAGAGGCTATGACCTCTATCTCAGCACGTAATAAGATGTACGGAGATGTGTCATCTAAATCTGCTGCTGATGTAAAAGCTAAGATTAAAGAGATGGCAGATCAAGCTGTTGAAACTACAGCATTGCGTAACCCCGCAGTGTTGTATAACAACACAGTGGCTGAAATCTCTGATGCCACTAAACGTGTATCTGGCAGGGTGTCTGCACAAGCTGTGCTAGAACAAGCTATTGAGGATGGTGGTAAGCTTACTAATATTGCCGCTGGTTTAGGTTATGAGTTTACACCTTTTGCTGCTGAGCAAGGCCCAGCCATTGACCGTGTAGCCATTAAGATGGGTGTGCCTAAAGATAAAATTAGTCGCCTATCAGGTCGTAGCCAAACCATCACCTATTTACAAGCTAAGTTTAATAGTTTGTCAGAAGAAGAAAAGGGTGCTTGGTTAGATGAGTTGTACACTAACTTAAAAGAAGGTGCGCTCATTACTGATTGGGTAGCTGCTCGTGTAGTGCAAGAAGTAGCCACTAACGAAGAACAAACATGGGGTGGCTTTTCAGATTGGGCTGATAGACTAGGTGTTGTAGGTAGTGTAGTCACTGGTGTTGGTGCTGTATTTAGAGCCGGTACTCTACTCAAAGGGAGTAGTGCCATTGTTAAAGCTGAACGTACTCTAGCTGCTGTTGGCGGTAAGAGTGCTTTAGTTGCTGCTGAAAGTACAAAGATTGCTTCACAAGCTGCTAACTCTATGCGCTTACGTGCATTAGGTGTTGTAGCGGGTGAGGCTACAGGCATTTCTACAGCCATTGATTTAGCTAAGCTGGTTAGTTTAAATGCAGCTAAAGTGTTACCAGAATCTGTAGTCATTGCTGCTCAAGACTTACAGAAAATCATTCGTGAGCCTGTAGATAAACTCATTGCTGACCTACAAGATGTAATTGCAGCTAAAGGTGTACGTTCTTCAGAAGCTGCTGCTCAGTTAGAAGAGTTGAACACGTTCTATTCTAAAGCCAATAACCCACACATTCACAGTGTAGACCCATTCACTTTATCTGCTGACGGTATCACTGTCTCAGGTAAGGTGTTCTATAAACCTGCTGACGCATCTGCATACTTAACTAAAGAAGCTGCGGAAGCTGCATTAAAGGGGTTTGACCCCACTGGTAAACTTGGTATGAAAGTTGTACCCGATACAACTAATACTGGTTACTTAGTGGAAGAGGGTGTGCTTAAAGATTTAAAGTTGCGTAAAGCTGCCATTGAAGCACAAATTCTAGAAATAATTAACGAAGAAAAGAAGCTCACCAAGGCACTTAAAACCTCTCCTACGCCCCCTGTTACAACAGACGTAGGGGCTACCCCACCCCCTAAAGCATTAGTTACTAGTAAGCCACGTTGGAAGACTTCTGGGTTAACATTTGAAACTGACATTGATAAGGCTGCTTATCAAATTGGTAGTAAAACTACGCCTAGTAAAAGTGACAATGCAACTGCTACATGGTTAAAAAGTGTAACTGGTTGGAGCGATGACCAGATTAAGAGTCATGCCGCAGAGTTACGTAAGTACATTCAACAAAACGAAGACATTGTTGACGATGTTGGTAACATTATTGTACCTAATCGCATTCCAGAAGGTAAGCCATCTTACAGCGTACAGCCTAGCTATGACGCACAGTTTAAAGCCTATTCAAACATTGATGGTGCAATCACTGTAGGTAATACAACTGTTAGTCCTAGCGTACAGAAAAGCTACATCCTAGAGTTTATTAACCGCCTAGGTAATGCTTTGGGTATGGAAAATCGTAAAGTGTTGGTATTGCAATATGAAGACATTATCAAGAGTAAGGATGTTGAACTTAAAGCATTAGCCCAACATATTAAAAATAAACATGCCGATGCTGGCGCAATTCATTTTGACTACGGTAATGGTCAATCAGTCATTGTAATGAAGCGTCAAGTTGGTCAACGAGGCACTACACTAAAGACATACATTGAAGACTTTGCTCACGAGTATGGTCATGCTTTTGAGTCTCAGTTTGCTTCCAAATACTTTGGCATTATGAATAGTAGCTTTAACAAGTGGCTACGTGCTAAAGGTATTAGCTTTAAAGGTGATGGTATTAATAAGGTGGTAACTGATCGTTTTCCACCTGAAGCGTTATTGGAATACCGTGCAATTACTCAAGCAGATTTTCTATCTGAATGGGTGTTGAAATGGGCTAACGGAGATGTTGCTGAGTATCAGATGTACGAAGCCGCTATTCATAAGTGGGCCACCTCTTACAGTGAATTTTTTGCTGAGAACTTTGCTAAGTGGGCGTTTACAAATGATGTACCGACTAACATCTTAGGTCAAGCATTTGCTAAGCTAGTTGCTGGATTTAAACTCATCGTACAGAACGTAACACAAATGCTCAAAGAAGCAGGTGTTGTTGCTGATGTAGGTGTTGCAGATAAAAACATTACAGCAATGTTGAACGCACACATTGCGTCACTTAAGCAAAACAATGTTACTAGTAATGCAACTTTTGCTGCAATAGCTAGCGAGTCTAAACGCATGAAGCCTTCTGTAACTAAACTACAGAAAGAACTAGCTGCGATTGATGAAGAGTTACAAGCCATTGATGATGCTACCAAAGGTCTAAAGACTGGTTGGTTGGTAGAGAAACCTATTTCTCAAAACATTGATTACACAAACGTTTCTAAGTATACAGACGATGATATTAATAGCGCCGCACGTTTTTCTCTTGGTGATTGGGCATTGTCTACATCCTCTGAACTATATGCCCAAAGAGTGGTTGGAATTAATCAGCAAAGCCGTTACACCAAACTCCTAACCAACTTCGTACGTCCTTCAGTAGAGAAGTTGAAGAAAGGTGAGATGGTTGCTCTTAACGATGCACTAACTCTAGGTGATAAAGAAGGTAAGGTATTTACAGAAGCTGAACTTGCGGGTCAAGGGTTGTCACCTAATGCCCGTATTGCCTATTACAAAGTACGTGCACTACGTGACGTTATGTGGCAAATGCGTAACGATGTAGCTGCTAAGAGTATGATTAAGCGCGGCTATTTAGAGTTACAAACAGGCATTACTTTAGATGACGGTAGTGGTAAGTTGTTTGGTAAAGCAACTACCCCTCTAGAGGGTAGCTATGTATATTTAGCAGATAAAAACACTACACAACGTGTAGGTAAAGAGTTTATGGAGCAAGCTAACTTAGAAGGACTACAGTTCTTTGAGTTAGCTGAGCCAGCACTCATTGATGGTAAATATCGCCGTGTCATTGCTATGTCTACAGGAAGTTTTACACCTAAACGTATTGAGGAAGTAATTCCCTATCGTGCTGGTGAATACCGCCGTATCTACAGCGATGAGTATTTCGTCAAGATTAAATCAGTGTATGAAGTGGACGGTAAGATGGAAGAAGTCTTATCTACCCACCGCACTGCTTCGTCAGTGTCTGATGCTAATGCATATGTAAAGGCATTTAATGAAGCTGCTGCTCTACATGCTAAAGGTGCACTAACACTAACAGAAGCCTCTCGTTTGATGCAACCTTACGGTTGGAAACCTGAAGACTTTGTAGCTGCGTTAGACAATAATCAGTATGGTACTAACTTTAAACTAGAAGTTAAATATAACCGCACTGATGATGATTATGTTAATGAAACCATTGGCATGTCTACCAACTTCTCATCTAAGCGTGGCGACAAAGTGTTGTCTGTGCATGGTGAGGATGCTAACAACACACTAAGTCCTTTAGATGCAATTGCTTCTGAGATTGGTAACACTGCATATGTAGCGTCAGTTACTGAGTGGCGTGAAAGCCATGTTATTCGCTGGTTCAACACATTCGTTGATGATCTCCCTGCTAATGTACAAAGCATGTCTCCAGACCAAGCGTTTGCCTACATGTTGAATAACAAAGGGTTCTACGTAGGTCAGAGTCAACGTTTAGCAACTGCTGAGAAAGTGCAAGAGTACATCATCTCTCAACTTAACATTGCAACTAAAGAAGAGAAGGAATATCTCGGCTTTATGCGTATGATAAGTGAGAGCATTGAGGGTACTACTAGTAATAAAGGTGTGGCTAAGTTTGGTGCTGCATTACGTGCTACTAAAGACTATCCTACATGGGCACGTACCATTGCATTCCACTCATTCTTTGCATTCAACCCTGTGCAGTTTTTTATGCAAGGTATGAACGCATTCAATGCTGTAGCCATTAGCCCTATTCATGGTTTAAAGGCAGCTAAGAGTAGTGCTCTATATGGTATGGCATTGATGAGCGACAACGAAAACATTTGGCAAGCTGTAGCTAAGACTAACAAACTAACTAACCTTGGTTTAGGTATGTCTGAAGAGGAGTTTGTTGAAGTTGTTCGTGCTATTCGCCGCAGTGGTTTGTTAGATGGTATGAACACTACATCACTATACGGTGCTGAAACAGGGAAGTATGGCATCTTTAACGGTGTACGCCGTAACCTTGGTGCAATTAGTGCTACCCCATTCAACGCTGGTGAAGGTTATAGCCGCTTAGTGAGTTTTGACATTGCTCGTAGAGAGTGGATGGAAGCTAACCCCGGTGGTGCATGGTGGACTGACGACAACTTAGTAAAAATCATTGAGCGTCAAGATGATTTGACACAGAACATGACCCAAGCTAACGTTGCTACATGGCAACAAGGTTGGAAGTCAATCCCTGCACAGTTCGTTCAATATCAAGTTAAATTGATGATGAACATTGTACAGAGTTTGTTAGGTAACACTCGTGTGTTCACACAGAAAGAAGCCATTCAGTTATTAGTAACACACGCTGTTGTTATGGGTACTGCTGGTAACTTTATGTGGCCTTTCCGTGATCTCATCACTGATGTATTGCCAGAAGACATGGATGAAGAAGAGCGTTTATACGTACAACAAGGTGTTGTTGCAGGTATGATTGCATCCATCACTGATGGTGAGGCTAAGCTAGCAATTGGTAGCCGTTTCAACACATTCAAGTTCTATGAGGATGTGGTTAAAGGGTTGCTAGACCCAGAGAAGAGTTTTATGGAAATTGCTGCTGGCCCTTCAGGGTTTACAGCATTACGTATCCTAGGTGGTTTTGGTGAAGCTGTATCCATCATTACTAAAGCCCCTATGTCTCAAGAGACACTAAACATTGCACTCACTGAAATTGGTAAGAATAGCTTCTCATTCTTTAACAACATTCAGAAGTCCCGCATTGCTATGGCTAACCATAACGTAGTTATGAGTACAGGTGGCAAGGGTATGTTTAGGGTTACAGACACTGAAGCTTGGTTAATTGGGTTCGGTATCCCTCCAGTGGCACAAGAGGATTTGTCAGTGATGTATGAGAGTAAGAAGGCACATGCTGATGAAATCAAAGAGGCATCTAAAGCTGTTGCTAAACACAGTATGCTTGCCCTCACTGCGTTACGTAATGGTGACGATATGTCACATAAAACACACGCCGCAATTGTACAAGTAATCTTACACAGCTATACGGGTGAAGATTTACGTACTTTGTATAAAGAAGCTTATAAAGTAGAAGCATTTACTCAGTATGAGAAGATGTTATCAGAACAAGCTATGAAGCAATGGAAAGTAAACGATCTAGTGGTCAACACAGGAGTAAATGAATAATGGCAACCTACCGTCAAGATTTAACACAAAACATTGAGCCAGCAATGGCTAACATCGGTACATTAGCTAAAGCTGATGAAGCTATGGCTATGGCTGCTAAATACCGTGCTGGTGCTGTAGAGACTTTAGCTAGGGGTGCGGGTGCTGCTATTGAAGCTGGTGTAAATGTACAACAGAAAATGGCAATTCGTGGTGTAGAGAAAGAAGCTGAACAACTACGTGAGTCAATGTTTGAAACCAACATGGCTGCTGAACGTGCTTCTGAGAAGTTTGGTGCATTAGCAACTGAACGTACCATGTTTGACAAGTTGAACATGGGGCCGAATATGGCTGAAGGTCAAGCCGCCATTGATAAGAAACTTGCTGGTTATGATTCAGAACTAGAACGATTAAAGCTAGCCGCTGAAGGTGGTATGCGTAACGACACTTATGTCAATCGTGTCAGTGCATTAACTAAGAAAGCCATTGCCCAATACCCTGCCCTAGCCGATCAAATTAGACAGCGTGTAGGGGCTGTTACGGGCCTTGAAGGGGCTGATGCATGGGCTGATATGCAGTATGTTAGAAGTCGGTTCTCTGCACAGAAAGAAGCTAAAGGGCCAACTGAAGCTGAAATGGCTGGTGCTACCATTAAACGCATTGCACCGTATGGTACGTTTGGTGATGAGGTTACCTTGTTTAAGTTGTACAACACTGATCGTGCGGCATTCGATCAACGTGTTCGTGCAGCTAGTGAATGGGAAGCTTCTAAGACACAAACTGATGCTGTTAAAAACACTGTATCTGGATTACAAGGTCAGAGTGATTTACAAGCTGACACTGCACGTGCAGGGTTCACTGCCATCTTTGCTGGTCGCTTACAGACTAACGTGTTGAGTAGCACAGTTAAAGACACTGAAGAAGTGTATGGTAAGGTGTTGGCATTACAAGCTAAAGGGGAGAATATTAGTATCAACCCTGTAGCATTTGATGTACAGATTAAAACACATGCAGCACAAATGTTAACTTACATTGACAGTGCTAAACGTGAAGCATACGCATCTGTAGACAACTACCTAGCTAACAACCCTAACGTCACTGACGCTAAACGTAAAGAGTTGTATGGTGATATTGACCGTGCTTCTGAAGTTATGAAAGCACGTTATGCTGACGACAAGGGTGTTGGCTTAGCTGCTATGAGTAACATCTTTAGAACTTATCGTGATAAGAGTTTACAAGAGAAGACACAGCTAGTTGACTTAGCCATTAAACAACAATCTGCTATGCAGAATAACCCTATGGTTATGGCATATTGGGCTGGTGGTGAAGCACGTGAGAACTTGCGCCGTACACAGCCATACTTCTTTGAGTTTATGGTTGGTCAAGAACAAGAGTTGACAAGTAGTTTAGTTGGTGTTCGTAACGACATTAAAGGTGCTACTGATTTAGGTAATGTACAACGTGTTCTAACACAAGCACAACAAGCCCCTGTTGCTGTCCCTGTAGACCCTGTTGCCTCTTCTACAGTGACTAAGGCTAGCCACCAAGTGCTACATGCTAGTGCTAAGACAGTGTTGGAGAAAGCATCTAAGAGTGGTGTTGTAGCCCCTGCTGATGTAAACACCATTGCTGCTGCATTTGCAACTAACACTGAAACTGGTGCTAACTCCCTCATCCTTGCACGTGAGTGGAAACAACTTAACACTAAACTTAATGCTCTACCTGAAGTTGATTTAAATACCATTAAGGGTAGTGTCAGCAACAGTGTTAAAACAACTGTTACTAGTATTCAGTCTTTAAAGCAAGGTATTGAAGCTAAGTATAATGTTACACTACAACTAGGTGTTAATGATGCTGGTGAAATTGGTGTCATTGCTCCTCCTACTACACTAGGTAACCGCCCATTAGCTGGTGGTACAGGGTTCAATCCTGCTGCTGCTAAAGAGTTTACACAGAAGGCTAAGCCGCTATTAAGCAACATTGTATACGGTAGAAGCATGCTTACAGGTGAACAACCTAAAGCTGTCGGTACTGAGTTTGCAACCGTTATTAATAGCAACCAATCATACAAAGGATTCTATCAACAAGAGGCACAGCCAGTAGCTTCTCCCGCAGCCCCTGCTACTCCAGCACAACCTGCTACACCTGCGCCAACTACTACAGAGACTAGTAGCTTGGATGAATCAGTTAAAGCACAATTGAAGAAGATGAAAGACAGTGACCCCGATCTCAACGTTGACTACATCTACAATTCATTCTTACGAGCAACACCAGAACAAAAGAAAGCACTTGAGGCTAAGTTCCGCACTAACAGTGTTCGTATGGCTGATCTTAACGTTAAATAATATGGATATTCTTAAATTCTTTGACGACTACTTTAGTACAGGTAAACCTCCTAAAGTAGAACAACCAGAAGCACCTGCTAAGCCCGACTATTACAATCGTCTTATGATGGCTGAGAGTGGTGGTAAAGCTAACGCTAAAGCATCCACTAGTAGTGCCGCTGGTTATTATGGTTTCCTTGATAGTTCTTGGAAAGGCTTGACTAAGAAGTACAACAAACCCTATGGGTTAGAAGACAGGTCAGACCCTGAAAAGAGTTTGGAGATTGTCAAGTTGTTTACTGAAGAGAACAAAGCCTCCTTACAGAAAGCATTGAACAGGGAGCCTACGGATGGGGAGTTGTATACTGCTCACTTCTTAGGCGTGAGTGGTGCTAAGAAGTTTTTGATGGCATCACCTTTTGATAAGGCTAGCAAAGTAGTGCAGAAGGCGCAGATGGATAGTAATAAAAATATCTTCTACGACAAAAAGACTGGTAAGGAACGTACAGTTGCACAAGTGTACGAAGTCTTAAAAGGTAAAATTAAAGAATAAGAAAAGGGGCGCAATGCCCCTTTTTCATTTAGTTAGCTGTGCTACTACGTTATTAATAACATCACTAGTTTCAGCTTTAACAATTTGTTTACGTTCTTCTTTAGCAATTAGATACTGAATGTTGTGCAAACACTTGTACAAGTCTTCTAATGGTTTGCCCTTATCCTTGTAGCGTAGCAAGTATTTAAGGGCACTAGCCTCCCAACCATTCATATCATACGCTTCCCAAATCTCCCAAGGCTGAATGGCACGTTCTTTGTAGTGGTTGCCGCCATACTGCTCAGCCATCACCGTATCATAGTTCATCAGGGTTCCTTTTAAATAAAGCTGGAATACGTTTCTCTTTTTCAAGGGCATCTAGTTGTCGGGATAGAATGGCAATGAAACCCTCTTGAATCAACAACTGCAACATACGTGGTTCAATGTTGTCGAGTTGTACGTCTGCACTACCATCCTCATTCTCTCTAATCACTGTTAGTTTCATTTACATTCTCCTTAAAACTGTTGCATAGTTGATGTAACTTACCGTCTTCTGTCTTGAACAATAGGACAACTTCTACGTCCGTACCATTGTTGTACACCTTCATCCGCAAATATCGCCGTAAGGCTTGCATCATTTTATAACTGTCGTCATTCGTCATTCAGTTCCTTTCTAATCTGTCGTTTAGCAAAGTAGACTAGGTTTTTAGCATAGCTTTTACTACATGTCAACACCTTTGCAATTTCATCATAACTCTTATTCTCATAAGCTTTAAGATAGAGGGCATGTGCTTGCTGTGGTGGTAACCTCTTCATTACGTTAGCTACATTACTAATACTCTGTTTGTTCGATAATAAACACTCTGGAGTAGTGTACGTAACCATGTCTGATTCGGCTTTAATGCTTTTAGGAGGGGTGGTAAATGTCCTCCTAATGGCAATGGAGCATAACCATGTGTAAAGCTGGCTATCACCTCTAAACGTGTGTAGATAACGAAACGCATCCACAAATGTATCTTGAGTAAGTTCTTCTGCTAAATTATTATCAGATACCCTACTCCTAATAAATCTATGGATACGTGTCCTATACTTATTCATTAACGAGGCATAAGCTTCCTCATGCCCCGCTAATGCATCAGCTATTAACTCCCCATCAGATTTCACAGACACCAGAAACACACGCAAGTTGTTGAGCACCCTCTACGTTGTCAGTGTACTCTAGGAATGTATTCCAATCCACAACAGTAGGCATACCTTTCTTTAACTCCTCATATGTAGCCTTATCAATTTCTTCGTAGGGGGCTTGCTTATAACTGCCGCCATCCCACGGTAGGAAACTAATACCGCTAATCTCATCAAAGTGTTCCCACACCCATGCACCCACTGAAGGCCAATCTTTCTCTTTGACGTACACAGTGACTGAAGGCTTATGCTCACACCAATGACGTTGGTAGGTCAACCAAAGTTTCAAGTGTGTGAATGAATCCAACTCATCACGTGTAACGCAACCATCAGGTGCTTTCATAGGAAAGCTGAAGATGGTAGTGTCATGGGGCTTCATTACGTCTGCTTCTGAAGGTACTCCTTGACCTTGTAGAAACGCTGTAATAGGGTCTTTGTTGTCGTTTCGCACACGTCTAATATAATAATCACTATGGCGAGCATGAATGCCACTGGCACTATCAACCAATTGAGAGACAGTACCAGAAGGCTTAACACACGTAATAGCAGCGGATTGAGGAATTCCCAATTCATTAGCTAGTTCCTTATTAGTAACAACAGATAACTCACGTAAAGCATCTAGGCGTGATGACAGACCCACATCGTCAATGTTGTTCAACAATGCACAATCTAGAATACCCGTGATGGATACACCTAGCAAACGTTCTTCTTCAGTGTTCTTCTGCCACACCTTCCTTAGATAAGGGAATTCCGTAAGAGTTGACTGGAAAGTGCCAAGGATAGTGGCCAATCTAACTTTTCGCTGTAAACTGGAATCATCGTCATCAGATCGTGCGACCACTTCTGTAAGGTTACAGAACTGATACGGACGTAAGATGATTTCGGAGCATGGATTAGTCCCAAAATCATAGTTACTGTCTCTGCGTCCTCGTTTCTCAACCGTAGTTTTAGCTGCTTCTCGGGAGAAGATACCACGCTCACCAGAGTATGACTGATACAACGCCAACCATTCTGACATAAACTCCCCAACTGTGGGGCGTTCATTATAGCTTGCACTGTTGTTAGCAAGTGCTCGTTGTCCTTCCCGTTCCCACCACTGTCCAGCTTTAGCATGTCGCATCCGATCATCTGACAAATCACTGAGGCTAATCATCGCTGATCGACGTACCCCACCAACAACCACGACTTCCCCAATCTTGCACATAATGTCATGGCATTCCAAGCTGGTAAGTTTCCGACCTGCCGCACCTTTAAACTTATTAGTAACAAATTCAAAGAGTTCAGTGAGGGGTTTAGGGCCGCTAGCTCGACCACCAAACGTTTTAAGGCGTGCCCCTGCCGGGCGGACTTTAGACACATCCCATTTCGGTACTTCCCCGGAATATAATAGGGCGATGAGTTGACGTAAACTCTTTGCCCAACCTGCTTTGCTATCAGACACAGAGATAGTAGTGTCGCTATTAAATAACTGTGTAGGTACTTCTGGTAACTTGTTAACATACTTACTCTCAACTGAGAATCCAACACCAGTACCACACAATAGGATGTACATGGCTTCATCAAACGATTTAACGTCATCTACAGGTAGGTAACTGCAATTGTACCCTGCTGTATTATCTCGTGCTAATGCCTCCCCTGCGGTCATCATGGCTCGCATAGAGGGCATAACTTCGTGATTGAGAATGGCACTATGTAACTCGTTATACAACTCTACAGGCATTGTATATTTCATCTTGTTTGTAAGATGGCTGTTCATAAATCCCATGTAGCGATCAACCGTTTCAGGCCAATGCTCACGGCGATTCTCATCCTCTAGGAATCGGCTATAGCGACTCTTAGCAATGAATGTTTCATAAATACCCATTTCGTGTTTACTCATTCTCAATTTCCTCTTCGTTGTAAAATGCAATCTCGGCGATGCCAAGATATAGACTAACGTATACACCGGGTGCTGGGTTGACTTCAAAACCTAGCACTAATCCAGCCATAAATCTTATTGCGATGGACATTTAACCTCCATGTTGCGTAACGATAGTTCACGCATGTTATTAATAATGAGCTTTGCTTCATCTGACAATAGGTCATAGAACAAAGGGCCATACTTACCACTACACACAATGAAGTCAAAGTCTTTAATTACATGGTGAAGCCATGCCTCTTCATCGTTCATCACCGCTACCTCCTAATGTTCCACGTTGTTGTCGGCTACGTAACTTGTTAATGTTGGCAACGGCAACATCTTGCATATCCATACGATGGTGCTCGGCTAACACTGCAACAAACCACAATACATCACCCAACTCCTTTTTTAGACTGTCTCGGTTTACTTGGTTTCCGCTGTCCCTCACTGCTTTTGCGAACAGTGATGCTACTTCCCCTGCTTCCCCTGCTAGCCCTAGACTTAGATACTGGTCGTTTAAGGCTGTTGGTAGGGCTAACCTTGCCGCCATCTCTTGATACTCTCGTAGATTCATTCTTCTCTTCCTTTGTCTTTACCTTATGGCATGTAGTACATAACACTTGTAAGTTGCTCTTCTCACAAAACATACGGTCAATGTACACATCCCAAGAAACAAAACCAGTAGTCGGGTTAACTACTGGCTCCATATGGTCAACCTGAACATCTTTGGCAGTGTACTCATTATGACAAGTAGCACACCGATAATGCATGGCTAGCTTCCCTGTCTTCTTATTAGTCTTTCTGCCAAGTTCTGCCTCTTTCAAAGCTTTCCACTTAGGGGGCCATCTACGCATACCACCACGTAGCGTACTAGTAATGAAACTACGATAGCGCCCCTCTGTCCACTCACCATCGTTGCGTTTTAAATCACCCACGGTGTTACTTTAGTCCAAGCTGCGAAATGGTGAACAGTCCCATTGCTGTCAATACACCGACTGTACATTCCGTCAATACCCATGAATTTGTAAATGTCACCCATTGTAAACTCTTCACTATCCACTGGTACGCTGATAGCATCTTGTGGTGCAAGCTTAAACATTGTTCCTTTATCCAGTTCATATAGTGCCTTCATATCTGCAATGTCCACTTCACTTATCATACATCCTTCCAATCATTTTAAGTTAAGCCATAAACCAACTTGTGCAAAGGCATACCCTGTCCAAATCATGCCGTTAGAGATCTCTCCCTTGCTCCATTGTAGCACACCTACCACCAAGTAACCTACCCCGGTGGCTCCTACGATTAAGTGCTCTACTGTCATGCTTGTCCCCTTGCTCGGATAGCTACGGCAGCATTTTTTGCACATGCCAACCAACCACGATCAAAGTCGTTGAACTCCCCTGTCGCAGAATATTTATCACAAACCTTTGCACACGCCTCACGCTCGACGGCTGCAATGCTGTGCTCGTACTCAGTCCAATGCTCTTGTGTCCATGTGCGATTGCGCTCTGCTGCGGCGACAAGGGTGGCAAATGCTTTGATCGAGTCATTGCCAACAATTGCAAATTCTTTTGGTTTGCCATGAATATGGATTGCTCCAGCCTCACGCGCCATGCGGATGATGTCTTCTTTGGTCATGTGGCCCATAAATACTCCATTGTAGGATAACATTTAAGTAGTTGCTCCTTTATTAATAACGCCACCTCTCGGTGTTCTTTCTGAGTAGATGGGTCACACCGTACGTCAATGTAATGAATCCAATTACGTAGTGTACCCTTCATGTACATCCTACTCATTGTCAACCCTTCTGGTAATATTTTACGTGCCACTTCTTTTGCAATGTTTCGAGATAAAGCTTGCTTATAAAGGAATTCAGCATCATCAATGATTCGCTGTTGTGCACGTTGCCACCACACATCTAGGTCAGGATTCTCACACTCTAAGCTGTTCTGCCGATTCTTCTCATCTTGCATCCGACACTCAGCACGTTCAAATCCCTGCACCTCTGCATAGCGTTGGCTAAACTCTTGAAAGTAAAAGCTACGGTGTCGCAATATTTGTCGAGCAATGTCTCGTGTAGTTTCAATCTCTACACACATGTCAACCATATCTAGCGGTGACCAATGCTTATTCTTCACCAGATATTTAACCAACTTCCCCGCTGTCTCCTTATTATCTTGGTTCTCAGGGTTAGATACCCGAGCCATGTACGCTACTAAATCCTCCCCCTCGGGGGTACTCCAAATCAGTTTTACCTTGCTCATAATCTTGTAACTCCTGTACCCAATCTCGTTGTCGTTCAATATTAATAACGTCTTTACGCCGACTCTTCCCAATCTTCTCCAGTTCCATAGTCGGTTTGCTCTTCTTCATAATCGGTGTCGTCTGTTTCATTGGTTTGATAAAACTTGTTGTAGTTGGCAACTAATACATCAGGGAGTAGGTTAATAAAATCTTCAACCGACAAACCTAATGCGATGGTGAGTTCTGTAGGGTCATCAAAGTTCTCCTCAATGAATTGTTTAACCTTCCATAGTTTGTCGTTATAGTTCAACTGAAACCACCTCTTTCTTCTTATCGTCTTTACGCTTCTTAGCTGCTAACTCAAACGCTTCATACATCTCATGTTCATTAGCTAATAATACATCTCGGAATTTACATAACTCGTTGATGATGAGATTTAGTTTATCCACACTACAGCTTAAATCTTTCTTCTCGTACACACTAAAGTCGAGGGATACTTGGCGGTTGCAATCACTTATTTTAACAGTGGCATCAACGCCGCTAGACCACGTATAACTCTCTATGCTAGTTTCAATGGCGGCAATACCGTGATTCTTGTTGAGAAACTTACGTGAGTGATGTTTAATCTTTGCCATATCGTCTTCCTAAATATTCAATTGATAAGAACATCTCGTCAAAGTGTCCGTCATTAACTTCATTCAACATTACCAATCCACGCCAATGTCGGTTACTTAGCTTGTCCATGTAACTCTCATCGTGTAGGTAGTAACTCCCTGCAATGATGGAACAAATAGGTTGACCGTCTGCTCGTTTACCATACGCCACTTGTTTACCTTGCTGGTGTCCAGCAATACAACTCATGTGCAGTTTGTTGATAATAGCACTTGCAGTACCTGCTGGGCGACCCATAGCGCCAACAGGCCAGTAGTGGTTGAAACCAACACCGTTAATAAAAACGGGATGGAGGAATTCATGTACCTCCCAATCCTTCTTATAGTCGAGATCATTGACACTTATCAATCCTTCTAACGTAGGGTTGTTATTAATAGCCCGTACGATGCGATTCTCATGGTTCCCAAGAAGCATCACCATACGTGGTTTATACACCTTGTGCTTAGTCTCTTTCTGCGTTTTCTGTAGCTTACGCAAGGGGGCTAACATCTCTTGCATAGCCACCTTTGTTACTTCCACATCCTTCTTGTAACGCAATCCTTCAAAGTATTTACTTCCTTTAACATCATGCGTTGACAAGGATGGCATATCTGCAAAGTCACCTAAGTTCACAACTACATCAGGGCGATAGTCTGCAATGGCCTCTCCAACCCAAGGTAGGTGCTCTCGTGGCACACCCTCTTTAATCTGACAATCCGGGATGACCAGTATCTTCATCTGTACCTCCATTTAGTTGGTTATTAATGAATTCCCACTCAGCATCAAGGCGATTAGACATTCGCTCATACACACCTACGTAGCCGCCAGCATCTAGAAACTTAGCAAACTGCAACATCACATTATCCCACCGTGTGTCGTCATCAAAATGAATCTCGTGTACGATTTTCATATTTGATGGATAGTCTTCACCACCGGGAAAATCTACATCATTTGATTTAATACACTCAAAACGAAAAAACATTTGTATCTCCTTCAATGACTAAAAAAGCTTTAATTGGTTTGTACACTACAAATCCATCGTTGGAATATTCTGCATGGTATCGTGCGCTACTAGTAGCACTCTTCTCATTCACATACAGCTTAGGTGTTGCAGTGTTCTGCGTACACATAAACTCCCCTGTTGCTTGGTGTTTTAACACCCATGCCTCCTTAATTACTTGCATTAGTAATCTCCATAACTCGTGGTACATCCACCACATCAATTAGAAACTCTGGCCCACTCGAATATAAGAACGTACGCATCTCAGGGAAACATTCTTTCTTGAAAGAACAATAACTACATGAGGTGCATAACTTAGTGTTCTTACTTGTCTTACTAGCTGGCACACCATCTAACCGCTTGATTGTGTCAGGGCTTGACAACGATGCTGTTTCTGCGGCGTGTTCCGCTTGCATCTTGAACAAACTCTTGTTCACTTCAATTGGATAGTAGTTTACGTGGCCTAACTCTTTTTGGATAGTAAGAAAACCAGCGTTAGCATAATTAAGAGCAGTAGCATAACCATTAAGTTGTTGATAGTAACCAAAAGGGTCGTCCACTAAGTTGTTCTTAAACTTCTCTTCAGAATATTTAGTCACACTCTTAACGTCAACCATAACACCGTCAATTACAGCGTCAATGCGGCCTCGTACATACCAACCATCACCAATGTCGTATAGCGCCTTCTCTTGCTTCTTCTCTACTGTATGACCAGCATCTTCAGCAACGTTCAACACCAACTCTTCTAGCACATCACCGTAAAAGAATTTTAACAGTGACTTACCGTCTGGTTTCTCAGCGATGGTAGGCATATTGTACTTGTACCACAACCTACGTGGGCATGGGTCACCCACTTCAGAGAAGTATAAAATCTTCTCTTCACGTGCCCTATCTCGTGGTGTAAACCACTTGTCGTAGCTAACATCTACTTTGTTGTTACTAGTAGCAGGGGTCAAGCCCCCGCTAATAACACTGTAAATATCATCTACAAGTGTTGTAATGGATTTCATTCTGCCGCCATTTTCTCTGCCGCTAATGCGTCAATGTCGCCACATGAGTAAGCTTCAAACTTACGTGCAACTTCAATGATGATTGAAACGTAGTCGTTGATTGATTCAGGGTAACCACCATCTGCACCACAAAAATCACTCACTGCCTTAGTAGCGTTAGTGATGGAGTTCTGACGAACAATGGCACGATCACCGTGTAGAGGAGGGATTGGAAACACCTTACTAGGAGGGCTATAAGGGGCTTTAGAGGATGTAGCAGTAACTGGAGGGGGTGTACCCGCACCTTTCTTAAGCATCTGCACAGAGGCCATGTCCACGTTCTTACCGTAGGTGTTCTCGGTATATTGGAAATCAATCTCATCTCCAATTGCAAATGTTGGCTTCTTAAAGCCGTAGCTGAAACGTTCACCGTTTGCATGAATGGTGTACGCTGGCTTTGGGCCAAACTTAGTTGTAACTTCTTTAGTTGTGATGTTTTCGATGATATAACTCATATTAGTCCTTTAGTAATGGTTCTTTGTCTTGCCAGTTTAATCCAGCATCCACACCAACACCTAGTTGGCATGGAAAGTCAATGTTGAAAATAGATTTCATGTACTTGGGTGCGTCCTCCAATGTTTGTTTAGCTAATATAGCACACTCATCAAGTTTGTCAAGGGGTACATCAAGTACCACAGAGTCGTGCACAGTCATTACTAGTTTCACATCGGGTGTTAGTTTAGCTTCTTCCAACTTACGTAGCAAGATGCCAACCATCATAGGGACAACATCCCCTGTAGCAAAGCCTTGAATGGGCCAGTTCTTTAACTCGGTAGGACTGAATGACAGACCTCCCTTGTATTCGTTCGCATACTTGTTAAAGATGTAGTGTCTTCCTGTAGGGCTGGTGTGATAGTAGGTGTACTCAGGGCCAGATTTCTCTGGGTCGTAACTCACTACGGCACTAGCTTCTGCTTTGGCAACTATTTCTTCATGGTATTTTTTAACTCCTGTATATCGTGTGTAGAATGTGTTAATAAATTTCTTAGCTGTTGCTCTATCACAACCGCTTTGCGCCATAAGTGTAGTAACTCCTCCTCCGTAAACGAGGAGGAAACTAAATCGCTTAAAGGGTTTCCGTTCTTTGTCAGTTGGATACCGACCATACATTCCTTTGTAAAGTTCACGGTGCATGTCCCGACCGTTATTAATATCGTCAATGAGGGTTGTGTCGTTGGCTAGGTAGGCTAGCGCAACCATCTCTAGCTGGCTGTAGTCTAGTTCTAGAATGCGACCGTCAAGGCCGTAACGACTGACATACGCTCTCTTAACATCACCTGTATCTGTCTGGTTCTGTAGGTTGGGGTTGGTTGCTGACAATCTCCCTGTCTTGGTTGCACAATGGTTAAGGTTCGGATAGATGTTGTCATCAGGAAAGCGTAGTGCTAGCAAACCTTCGTAATAGGTGTCTTTAATCTTACTGCACTCACGAATGGTAAGAAGCTGATTTGCTACCTCATCTCCCTTAAGGGCTAAATCTTTCAACACACTGTCGTCTGTTGAGTAATAGCCACTCTTGCCTAACTCCCCCGTAGGGGAATATCGTCCATCAACTTTCCGAATTCTTTCCACCGTCTTAGTTTTTGGTTTACCATTCTTATAAAAACCATCATCTACTTTCTCCTTGTACTTCTCCTCACCACCAAAGAAATATAGTGATAGTTGTTTTGGGCTAGCTGTATCTAGGTCAGGTGCTAATGCGGCAACCTTATCTTGTGCATCTTTCAACACTGCCGCATATGTGTCACGTTGTTTCTCTACGTAGTACCAATTAACACGCATACCATTACGGTTCATCTCAATGGTTGCACGTAGTGCGTCCATTTGCGTGAACATCAATGGCAATATGTCTAACCCTTCTGCTTCTGCCCACTGTGCTTGAAAGATTGCACTAGTATTCTCTACGTCACCTCGTAGGTAGTCTAGTAGTTCAGATTTAGGAATGTCCTCTGTCTGTACCCCTGCCTTCCAGTAGGCTTTAATCTTGTCATCCTTCAACGCATGCTTGCCAATGTATTCTGCTGTCAACTCATCTAGTGATGCATACATGTGCTTCTGACCACTGAGTAGGTAGGCCGCTAGCTGTGTATCCCAGATACGTGGCAACTTGTTACTAGTATCACGGTAGATGTACAGCAAATCGAACTTAACGTTGTGTCCAATGACTAAATCAGCCTCGTCACATACCTCACGGCATCCTTTTAAATCAATACCATCTTTGTCATAGCTGTGACCATATGCACCACCAACAATTTGCATACCTGCGGCAATGACTTTGTTGCTACGCCACATGGGGTTACCTGTGTTGTTACCAACTGGACAGCGGATAGTTGTCTCAAGGTCAACTACTAGATTCATCTTGCAACTCCTTTCTCACTGTTGTTAATAACTCTTTAAGGTTGAGTAATACAGTACCTTTGGAATATACGTCAGGTTTTGCATCACTTAACCACATACTGCCACCTTTACTCGTAGGTGATAGATATAATCTATACCAACAACCATTACTGTTTTGCAAGTGACATACCAAATAACCCTCTGAGTCTAGTACAACATCGCCTTCATTTGGTTTTCCATTTACTGACATATCTTGCCTTTGCTGGTTCAATGTCCACTTCAAAACACCCGTGGCGGTGTGCTTCAAGGGTTTCCTTTCCCCCAAAAAGCTTGTTCTTCGGAACATGGATAAAACGTTGTAAATCCATCCCCGGCTCGTTACTCTTGCCAATAGTGATGATGGCATCTGCTTCTCCAATCTTGTCGGTCTTACTACCTCGTAGCTGGTTCATCTGAATCCACTTCTCACCTTCACCTGTACCGTCTACTTGACTAATGGCAATGACTGGACAATATTCTTTAGCCACATCACGTGCCCACTCGTATAGCTGTCCGATACGTAGGTCTTCCCTATCTTGCTTGAATCCGTGCACTTTGTCAAGCTGGTCAAAGATGATGAGTCCGGGCTTAAACTCCTTAAACAATGTTGCAATTTTGTGTGCACTCTTAATGCCTGAGTCATCGTCCAAGATTAGAAACCTGTCACCACCGTTAGATGTAAATTCTGCCTCTAAATCTTTAGGGTTGGCTAACAAGTCGCTACTAGTAACTTGATGGTAGGCTTGGATAACACGCATCATAACCTTGTTGCTGGCCTCCTCATTGTTAATCCAGATTACATGCTCGTCAGGTTGTAGCTGAGTCATCATGTAGCTGGCTTCGCTGGCTGTGAATGTTGTCTTCCCTGTCTCTGGTCGTGCGGCAATGATGATGAAGTCACCCCTGCGAATAGGGCCAAGGGCTACGTTCAACTCCTTCAGTCGCCAATTAAGACCCCCACTTGCAACCGTGCTTGATAGATAGTCTAGGGATGGTTTAACGAACACATCCTCCTTCTCCACACTGCTACCAACCTCCTTCTTGTATGCGTTAAGAAGCGGCTCAATGGTTTCTAAGTCACCACCCATACCTGTACCAATCTTCAGACACACATCATAAATTTGTGTAGCGTAATCTGTCTTGATTAGTTTGGCTAGCAAGTCCTTGACAATGGGGGATGGTTTGTCTAACGCCTCCTTCAAGTTGTCGAATGCAACCTCGTATGATGAGGGGTCTTTAAGCTTCCTACCTTTCACAATTGAAAAGAATGTACGAAACTCTGCGTAGTTGAATTCGGTGCGGGTTGGATAGTTGTCCCAATATTCACCTAACACATTAAAGATTTCTAATGTAATGGGTGATACGTTGTGCTTCTTTACATGCTCCTTAAATCGGTTGTAGGTGTCTTTGTTACTAGTAACAACTAGTAGGTCAATGTCGTAACTCATTCATATCTCCATTTCTTTCAAGATTTCCATGTCTAATTCTTTAGGTTGATAGTTCATAATCGCTGTCATTTGTGGGCACAGCGGACTAAGTTCTCTGAATAGTTTGTGTGCGGCTGAGTGTCCTGCAACATCATCGTCTAGCCACAACACAACTCGTCTATGGTTTGCTAACAACTTCTTAGCATCATCATCCAACTTGGTTCCCAACAAACACAATGTTGGATACCCTGCTATATGTAGTTTATAACTACTTAGTAAATCTTCTACAAGTATTAATGGTTTACTTGTATGCATAATGTTAAGATAACTATATCTTTGTTTACTATAAGTAAGATATTTAGGAGATTTATTATAGCGTCTTACTTGGCAACCTGCAACTCCCCCACCTTCTCTGTACACGGGTAGGATGATGCCATCATTGGATTCGTTAATGTGATAAGCATGGCATTTAACTTTATTAAAGCCATACTGACCTAGCCATAACTGACCCTGCACATTAAACTTATCATAATCTGTCTGCTTTGTCAACTCTATGTACGTTGGCAAGCTTCCTCGTACAACAACTGTACTGGTTTCTTCTTTAATACGTGCAATTGTTTCTCGTGGTCGATAGTAGAGGCTATCGCCACAATTGTGGCAATGCCCTAGGTATGCACCGTCTACATTCTTAACATACAAACGCTGTCGATTGTCAACACCATTAGGGCAGTCTGCATGGTTAAACTTACCCTGTTCACCTTCGTTCATCTCCTCAAAGGATGGTACGTTATTAGTAAGAATAGCCAATGCATCTTTGCCGTAATGTGTTGTCATGTGTTCTTCTCCTTGAGTTTGGCTTCGATGGCGTTGATGTAGTCAAGCCAGCCTTGATAGTCTTCTCGCTCAAATATTTGCCGCTTCTCCTCATCTGTCAGTCCAACCCATTCACGCTTATCGGGAATGTAGCAAGGGCCGTCTTTGCGGTGAACAATACCCAGCGTAGTTAAGTCACCGCATACGCAAATCCAATCAGGATTAAATTCGTTAGTCATGTGTGCTCCACAATTTTAATGTTGGTCATAGAAATAATTTGATGACAGACCTTGCATGGCTTTGCCACCAATGGCCTACCATCTTTACCATACCGTGTTACTAGTATTCGGTGTGCCTTCTTCCAATCACACTTAATCAATGCCGCAACTTCAGCATGTAGATATACTTTGTGAGGCTCACCCACCTCTGCCGCTACACGGGCTTGCAATGGATGAGTCTTCACATAGCTGTTCTGACCAGAGGAGAGGAGTCGTCCCCTCTTGTCATACACGAATGCACTGATGTGCTGTTGACACATTAGCCGAACACCTTGGTGTACAACTCTGACACACTCTTGCTGTCGTCAGGTGTAAGCTTCTCAAGGTAGCTAACTTGCAATGCATACTGCACGTCATAACGTTTCTGCTTACGTGCCCAGTTGATGAGGGTACGTGGGGACATTGTAAGACCCACCTTACCCTGCTCGTACGCTGAACGTACAAGGGATGCAAGTCTAACCATATCTGTAGCAACCTTCTTGTCAACACTACTCTTACTAGTAATGATTGCAACCTCATGCTTCTGCGAGAGATAGCCTAGTCGAATGGTGTTGGTGAATCGGTCAATAGTTGCAGTGTTCTGAACACCTACGCCAGAAAACGCCCCCGTAATATCTCCTTGACCAACAGTGTTACCAGCAAATACAAGTCGGAAATTATCGTCAGGAATAACTGTTCGATCATCACTAGTCCCCGGTTTTTCTTTCAAGTAGAGATAACCACCATCTTCCAGCAAGTTCTGCATACCCATAGCAATCTCTGCTGGCATGAGTTCCCACTCGTCTACAAGACATACAGCCCCATACTTAGCGGCTTCTGTAAGAGCACCATCTTCCCATACAGTAGCACCACCACGTACTACTAGTGTACCGAACAATGATGCACTCTCTACGTCACCACTCATGTTGATGCGAATGAATGGGCGGTTAAGCTTGGCACACACATACTTGACAAGGGATGATTTACCACTACCTGTTGGGCCTGTGATGAGGGTCTTGTCACCGTCCATCATACCCGCTACTAGTAATGCCGCCTCATCTTGTTGCAACACATAGTCTGGGTCAACGTTAGGGATGAGTCGTGCTACCTCGGGATTGGTAGGTGTCTCTGACCACTTGACACCAAAGTCACCAAACTTAGGTTTGTAACCGAACACACTGCTAAACCACACTTGACCATCCTCTAGTGCGCTAGGTTCCTTGATGGTTGGTGCAATGGTTGGTTCTGTAGTTGCATCGGGAATCTTCTTGCCCAAGTGTGCGGCAATGGCCTTGGCTACTCGGTCGTTCAGGTCTTCGCTCATATTAAATACTCCTGTCAATGATTGATAAAATGGTTGGGGATAGCTTGCTTAAGTCGTCAACTACTACGTTCTTTTTATAAAAACGAGTAACGTTACTATCACAAATACCAATGCCATAAACATCTACCCCCATCTTTTCTGCATGCTCCACTGTATGTAGTGTGTATGCCTCAATGTTACCTTTGTGTTCCCTACCACATGGGCTACCGTCAGACAATACTAGTAACACCTTACGATGCTCTTTGCGTTGTGCTAGTCGGGCTGTTGCATATGCAATGCCATCACCATCACTGTTCTGCCATAGCCCACCACTGATGATGCCAAATCGTTTAACAAGGTCAGGCTGTGTAGCCTTCTCGCCAAACTCATTAACAATCCAGATAATTGGGTGTTCTTCTTCTACAGTGTTGGTAAAACCATAGATTGAATAGGCAATGTTTAGCGGTTTTAATGCTTGTGCTAATGCACTAGCACCCGCCGCCGCCATGTCAAACTTCTTGCCTGACATACTGCCACTGCAATCTACTAACAAACACACCGCAGTATCTGTTGTGTCGCTTACTACACGCTGACGAAACACCTTCTCTGCAACTGCATCTGCACCGCTAACAAGTCGATGCAAACTACCATTGTGCAACTTACCACGTTTCTTTCCGTACTCATACCGATCACGGCTACGTGTCTGCAACTTGATGCGTAGCTTGTTAGCCATTGACCTAGCGTTATTAGTAATGTAGTCGTTAACAACTTCTTTGTGTAGGTAACCACTACCTAACATGCTGTCAACAATACGTGGCAACTTCTTATTGAACGTACAAATTACGTACTCGCTACTGTTGGGTATGGCATACGCACCACGTGTCATCTTGTCAGGGATAAGGTGAATACCTGTGCGGCTAGGCTTATGGTCGTGACCAATCTCTTTCATAAGTTTTGATACTGATATGAGTCGGTCAACGTCATCGTTAATAGCATCACCCTTATCACCTGCTTTACCCTTACCCTTACTCGCACTACCACTCTCTGTGTCGCTGTCCTTACCCTTATATTCCTCTGGGTCTTGGTCGTACAAGTCTTTTAAGATACGTTCTGACAAGGACATAACATCCTCTGCACTACCGTTAGCACGTACGTCTAACATCTCTTCGCTATACTTATGCAACTTGTCAAGTCGTGCACTGCCCTCTGCATCCAGCATCTTAGCCATCTGGTGCATAGCGTCATTAGCTGAATGAATCCAGTTACGTAATGATGCATCCCACACGAACAAGGGCAATGTCAATAGCTGTTGTTCTTGCAACTCTTTGTCGGTAGCTTTTACACGTTCTGCAATGTCATCTGTGTACAGATACCAAAAGTCGTTACTAATAACAGAGTCACCTTTGTACTCACCATCGTTACGATAGTCAATACGATGGTCTTCTAGTAGGTTGTTAATAAGGGCTAACAAACCTGATGGCTTGACTTTATTAAGATAATCAAAGTCACTGTACACTACGTGGCTTGTCTCGTGCTTAACGAAATACCGCATACGTGTTAGCCACTCTCTAGTAGTATTACTAGTAATGGCTGGTAACCACATCTGTTTACCATTTGTGCGTGGTGTGCTGTCTGCATCATCCCAGTGTACGGTTACACCACTTTGCTGGGCACATGCCGCTACGTACGTCTCAAACTGTTGTACGTCTAGATAGTTCATAAGGGTGAATCCTCCACAGGAATGTTGACAGGTTCTGGTTTTACAGGTTCCCCGTTACGTACAGGGAAAGGCCATGTTGTTCGCTTTACGGGGATTGTTGCCATGTTAGTTTACCTTGGTTACATCTGGGTATGCATACGTTACATATATGCGATTGAATTCTGAGTCTAGCCAACTCTCTGTTGTTTCATCCATATTACCACCGTTACTAATAAGGTGCTTAGCTAGCTCTGTTTCAAATAGCTCTAACTGCTCGTCAGTTTGCAACGTCACTACACGGGATGATGACAGACCTTCGCCATACGTCTGCGAGGTGCTGTCCTCCACTGATTGGTTTAATTCTTTTTGTCCTAGGTTTAATTGTCCTAGTATTTTCTTGAACATGATAATCCTTTGTTGAATAACCCCTTGATGTAAGGTAGTTGATTACATTATCTACATCATTAGGTACGCTAAACACCTGCCAAATGTAGTCATCTGCACTCATCTCATGCTTAACGTACGCTAATATGTTTCTCATTTAGTATATCGTTTCAACATACGAATGGGTGAATCAGTGTTACTAGTAACAACATTGTAACTAAACTTTACCCCTAAACACTCCAATGCATCCACAAACAAGGCCGCATCGCAGTCTTCCTCTAGATATACTTTATCCCCTGCTTGGTAACTGTATGCGCTGATGGCATCGTCAATGTGTAGCATAGCCAATTCTGAGCGTGATACTTCCAGCCAGCCGTGTCCGGGGTCAGTGTGAAATGTGTACGTAGTCATGTTGATTTCCTTAGATGGTTGCACCCAATGCACGGAGGCGGGATTTAGTTGTCATTGTAGGCCATTGGGCCAGTGTTTCTTTATTCACGTCAAATCTATTCAGAGAGTATACGAATGTACCGATATGGTTTCCCCATAAGTATACACGGGCATGCTCAATACATGCTCGCAATGGCGTGTTTAATTCAGGTGCATACTCTACACGGGTATTCCCTTGTGTCCAATTCTTTTTCTGACCAATTGCTAGGCACATTGCTTTTTCAATTTTACGCATGTTAATTCCTTGTTAGATAGAGTAAGAGTCACGCTCAAACAACGCATACAACCACCAGTCATCATCTGTGCGCCAGTCGTTAAAGTTGTCACCGTTAGACGGATGTTTGTATGTTACCATTTTAATTCCTTGGTTGTTACTAGTAACGGGGGATTGTTAGTCCCCCTGCCCTCATCAATTATCTTGCTTGGCTTGATACACTGCATCTGCCAGTGTTGCCAGCTTACCCCACAATTCAGACAGTTGTTCCTTGGTGAATGCTTCACGTGATTCGCTGTCATATTTCTTTTGGGCGCTGTCAATGTAGGCCAGCATACGCTCAAAGTCGCTCTTGGCCTCTTGCAACTCGCTCTTACCCTTGGGCATAGGGTATCCATCTTCCATCTCAACGATGCCAGAGTCGTCACGTTTCCACACGTCAACGTTATTAGTAACGGCTTTGCCGATAACACTCTTGGCTGACCGCAAACTATTCTTTTCTTCCTTGGACAATTCCTTGATGGCTTCCAATTCTTCCACTACTCGCTTGTGGGTTTTGTCCAACTCTTCCACATTAGCGGGTTGCACTGGAAAGCATGTTGCACGGACATAATTAGCCCATACACCTGCACCTGCTTCACGGCTAATATCTTTGCCTTCCTTGGCTTGTTGGAGGGCTACACGGAGATTGTTTTCGTATGACATTTTGATTTCCTTTACAATTTGAATTGATTTACTAGGCTTGAAAGATAACGCTACTAGTAACGCTATCTCAGAAACCCACGTTAAGAGGAAAGGTACTTACTTATCCACCTAGGAACCCGAAACCATGTTCGGTACTAATGTTGCCTGACTGCCACACATTAGCAAAGTTTACCCTATCTTTTTATAGGTTTGCCCTCGCACTCGCTATAGGCTTGGCATCCTATAGGTCTAAGCGGTCGTTTGTATCATTATAAGGCGTGATACTTACACCTTGCTTACACTATGTAAGCATTGGGAATCTTTACATCCCCGTTTGCATGTTATCCATTATACACGTCAACCTTACACGAAACTTACAGGAAGAATCATTGTTCTTACTAGTAACGTGCACTGTATCGGTGCATGGCCTCTATTATACATAGAAACCTTACATGAAACTTACAAGAAGTTCGCTTCACTTACAAGGTTTGTTGCATTCCTGCAACGCCGCTTGCTTGCCCTCCATTATCTCCCCAATCCTTACACCAACCTTACAACCAAACTGAATACTTAATGAGTAGTTGGGTAGGCTGGAAAGCCCCATACCCATAAAATGAATACTTATTACGTACCCTAGCTAGTGCTGAAAAAGCCCCTATATAGAGGGAACACGTAGTGTAGTACGTAAGTATTCAATTATTATTC